CTAACAAAAGTTAGCCAAATGGATAACAAACCTGTTTCAAACCCTGTGCCTAAAGTTAGCCAAATGGATAACAAACCTGTTTCAAACCCTGTGCCTAAAGTTAGCCAAATGGATAACAAACCTGTTTCAAACCCTGTGCCTAAAGTTAGCCAAATGGATAACTCGGGCAATAAGGAAAAGTTAGCCACCTGCCAACTCCAGTTAGCCAAACGGCTAACAAAAGTTAGCCACACACTCGACACACAAAGGGTAAATATATCTATACAAAATATAGGGTATGGTGAATTAAAGAACGTTATCCTATCATCTGAAGAATACGAAAAGTTAAAAACAAGGTTTAACGGAACCCTTGACGACAAGATAGAGGGGTTGTCACTTTGGCTGGCGAGTACGGGAAAAAAAAGAAGCAGCCATTACGCAACTATCCTGGCATGGGCAAGAAAAGACGAAAAGGAACATCCTGCCAAACAACCTTATAAATCCATCTGGCCGGAGTTAAAATGACAGATGTAAAACTCGCACCCTATGATCTTGAGGCGGAGGAAGCGGTAAACGGGTCCCTCCTGGTAGACGGACCGGTTTATAAAGATATTGCTGGCATACTCGCGCCGACGGATTTTCTATCAGATACCAACAAACTGATATTCGCGGCGGCAAGCGCTCTCTACAAGCGCGGTGTGTCAATTGACCTTATCACCCTCCGGCAAGAACTCGAAATGGCGGGGGCATTTGATAAAATCGGCGGCGTGCCTTATCTGAATCATCTTTTAACAGCCACACCTACGGCATTAGACGTCAGATATTATGCCGACATCGTTAAGAGGTTGTCTATATTCCGCCAGCTTATCACCGCTGGCGAGGCAATCGCAGAAATCGGAATGGCCGTAAAGCCCGATGTAGCGCAACCACTCGATGAGGCGGACGCCATGTTACTCGCAATTCGTAAAAAGGCATCCTACACGCCCATTGTGACGCCTCACATGCGGGCCGAGATGATGGAGTCAAGATATACCGCGCTATTCAATGCGACAAATAACGTTGCTGTGAAAACTTCCTTCGGGCGGCTGGACCGTAACTTCGGAGGCGGATTTTATAACGGCGAACTGATAATCTTCGCCGGGCGTCCCGGAATCGGTAAAACTACCTTGCTCCAACAGATGGCAAACCATCAAGGCAAGTACGGGAATGTACTATTTTGTTCGGCTGAAATGCCTATATCCAGTGTGACAGATCGGGATATCGCCTCTGCTCTAGGTGTCCACATCCATGAGGTAAGACAGGGAAAATACTCCGAGCAGATGTATTCGGATTTGCTTGGAGCCCTGGGGAAGCTATCTGAAAGTAATGTTTATTACCTGGAATCAAAGCGCGGGGCGAGATTAACTACTTCGCGCGTAATGAGCGCGGCGGTAGAAATGCAGGCCAGGTACGGATTGACCGCGATATTCGTGGACTATCTGGGCATCATGGCCGATGAATACGGCAAAAATGCAAATGAGCGGCTTGGGTATATTTCACGGCAACTCAAGGCTATTGCGATGGACCTCGACGTACCGCTTATCACGGCGCACCAACTGAGCCGTGCGGTCACACAGCGCGAGGGAAATGAGCCACAATTATCTGACCTTTACGAATGTGTGACAGGTGGGACGCTTATCCAGACTACCCGAGGCATGCGGCCTATTTATGACATTTATAAAAAAGAGGATGCGGAATTATTGTCAATTACGCTTCCCTCAGGCGAACCTAAAATAGAGACCCCCAAAGTTATTGATACTGGAAGTAAGTGGTGCCTGAAGATAAAAACAAAAGGGGGAAGGTCTATAGAATTAAGCAGGAATACCCCTGTTTACGTGGATGGCAAATGGGTTAAGGCTAAAGATATTAAAATAGGCGATAAAATAACTTGTGTGTCTGCATCTTATGTGGTATAGCCAGTTTGTAGAAAAACTCATACGGGAGGAAAGAGCTTATTATGATAGAACAACAGGCGAGTTTAATCTACGATGAAGTCATTTCTGTGGAGGATATAGGTTTACAGCAAACCTATGATTTTGTCGTTCCACAAAACCACAATTTTATAGCTAACAGCATACTTGTCCATAACAGCGGCCATATTGAGAGTGACGCTGACGCCGTGGTCTTTATCCACAGGCCGGACTATTATGATCGCAATATAGTCAAGGTTCAGGGTAGACCGAGTATTGGGAAACTCATCATCGCAAAAGAGAGGCAAGGTGGAAAAGTGGGGGCCGTGCCGGTAATTTATAAAGAATCAACAGGAATGTATTACGAGGTAGAGGAGATGAACGCATATGAATAAAAAGGTTTGCCCTTTAACACAGTCTGATTGCGCCGAGTCAGATTGCGCCTGGTGGGCCTCGGATGTCTGCGCGGTGAAACAGATCGCCATATTGCAACGAGAGGTAGCGATTAAAGCGGCCGCGAAAGAGCGCACGTCCAGCAATAAGGTTGAGGTAGGATGGATTTAATGGACACCAAAGTCAGGTAAAATAAAAGACGGAGGAGAAATAAAGATGGAAACCTTAAAAGAACAAATCGCCGAGTTAAAACTAAAATTCTATCAAGATAGGCAAGATATGATGGCTGAGGTTGCGCTGGATAATTTCGCGGCCGCCCTCCTCGCCGTCCTCGCCTCTAGCCTGCCTGTGCAGGAGATGCCACTGGTGAATCATATTTGTGATGGATGCGGGTATAAATTTGCCTCTTGCTGTGATAAGCCAGGATGCTATCAAGAGAAACAGAACGCCTCCGACCTCGCCATCTATCAGTCCTCTCTGGCTGCTGCCGGGGCTAGGGAGGCCACGCTGAAATGGTCATTGGCAGGTTCTGAGGGTGAGAATACTGCGCTTAAAGACATAGCCCAAGGCTTAAAACAGGACAACGCCGCGCTGAGCAAGCAGGAGGGGAGATGAGAACCAAGCACATTGAGGGCATTGTCCATACCTGTTACCCTGAACAAATATTCACTGATGATTGCACACCTAATTGTGCAGGTTGCAAGGCCGAGAGATTGCTTCTAACAGACGCGGAAATTAGAGATGCTTTGAAACTCGCTAATGACCAAGCCCAGGAATACGGAGACGACGGCAAGCCGTTACCTGAACGCGAAGTGGCAAAGGCGCAAATAAAGAAGATTCTCGCCCATCCGGCACGCCCGGATCAGGCGGGGAAGGAAGGATAGAAAGATGGGGTTTTTCGACTTCGAATTAAATAATAAGCTAACGCGAATTCTCAAGATGCACGAGGCGCGGATAAAAGATGCGCAAGCCGAGGTGACTACCGAGATGGTCAAAGCGGCCATCCAGAGGGCGTTAGAGTGACCTCCCGCCGTGTCGAGGAGGCAAACATGAACGAATACGGGGCCACTGGACTGGACAAATTTATGTCCGAAAAGGAATTGAGCCAACAAGTAAGGCAGTTGGCAACCCTTAAAGGTTATTCGGTTTATCATACTTTCTTGTCTATCTATTCGGATGTGGGCTTTCCTGACCTGTGTTTGGCAAAAAAGGGCAGATTAATATTTGTCGAACTCAAGACTGAGCGGGGCAAGTTATCGGAGGCTCAAATGGGGTGGCTTGAAATACTGGCGGCGACAGGGAAGTGTGACGTGTATCTTTGGAGGCCCAGCTCGTGGGATGAAATCTGCGAGGTGCTTACGTGAGATACCACACTCCGAAACGCGCTGCCCAGGAAAAGGAATACAAGAAACTTTGCATCCTGCTAGATGAGCTGAGCGACAAAAAGAGCGACCTGTCCGGCGGGCCTACAGCAGAACACCACCACATCACCGGACGGAGGGGATTGAGGCTCATAGACCCGTTCAATATAGCCTGCCTTACAAAGGCCGAACATGGTTACGAGCAGGCGCATCATTCTTGGGAACGGCAACAGGAATTACTGGCTATTATCCGACCGATACGGATTAAGCAGGGGTTCAAAGAAAAAATACTTGTAAATCATGCCTGAATAGGATTACGATTAGAAGTGAGGTTGAATGGCTGAGAAAATAGGGGTGAACCTGATACCGTACATGTTGACACCCGCTCAGGCTGTTTTAATCGAGCTGTTCAAAATCCACCCCTGGGACCATATCGAGATCGAGTTACAGGACGCCCAGCCCATGATAGTTTTCAAGTACACGAGCGATGGGTTGGGAAAAGAAAAAATCAGCATCCAGAAGACAGCAGAAATCTTGAGGATCGACTTACTAAAATGGAGCAAAACGTGAGGGAGATTAAATTCAGGGCGTGGTGTCCGGCAACTAAACAGGTGCTTCCTGTAACCGAGATTAGATTTAATAACAATGCGGGGCACATCGCCACTTATGGCGTCGGGTATGGAGATACCTATACTGCGGAAGGTGATAAGGTCGTTTACGGTGGAACCACGAAAGAAAGCCCACTCATGCAATACATCGGCCTCCGCGATAAAAACGGCAAAGAGATTTACGAGGGGGATATCGTCAGAGTAAATAATTGGAAAAGTGGCTGCGAGTGCAAACACTGCGGCTACAAAGAAGACACGTCGGGCATCGGTAAAATCACTTGGATAAATTTTATAAAACGTCCTGAGAAAACCCCGCATTTTAATGCTGGGGATGAATCAGGGGCAGTTGACAAGCAATGTAGATAGTTGGTATATTGTAAACATGGAATACGAACGTATAAGAAACCAAGTCTACCTCTTGAACTTCCATTTAGTGTGGTGCCCAAAGCGTCGGCGCTCGGTGTTGACTGGCGGTATTAAAGATAGGCTGGCCGAGATATTGGCGCAGGTAGCCGTAGAGCAGAAGGTGAAGATATTAGCGTTAGAGGTAATGCCAGACCATTTACACCTTTTCGTTTCGTGCTACCCACAAATAGCGATTCACAAATTGGTCAAAGCGTTTAAGGGAAGAAGCTCCAACATGCTCAGGAAAGAGTTTCCCACACTGCTAAGGCTCCCTTCGCTCTGGACTAATAGCTACTTCGTGTCTACAGCAGGCAACGTATCCAGCGAAACTATTAAGAAGTACATCGAAGCCCAAAGTAAAAAATGAAACTGACCTATAGATATAGGGCCTATGCCAACAAAGAGACACTGGAACATGTGTCTCAATGGCTGGAGCTATGCCGTAGGCTCTACAATGTGGCACTGGCTAATCGGATAGAATGTTGGCAAGAAGACCACGAAACGGTATCTGGATATGACCAAGCCAACGCTCTGCCCGATTTCAAAATAGTCCACCCCGAATATCAGAACGTAGGTTCCCAAGTGCTCCAGAATGTGCTAGAGCGACTGGATAAAGCCTACAAAGGATTTTTCCGCAGGGTGAAGGCTGGGGGCAAAGCAGGCTTTCCTCGGTTCAGGGGCAGGGGCTGGTATGATTCCTTCACCCTAAAGCAGACGGGCTGGAAACTTGAGGGGAATCATCTGCATATAGCCAAGGTTGGTATCTTCAAACTTCACCTTTCCCGCCCCATTGAGGGGGAGATTAAAATTGTCACCATGCGCCGCTCTGCTACCGGTAAGTGGTACGTCTGCTTCTCTTGCGACAGCGTGCCGGAGAATAAACTTCCTGAGAATGACAAATCCATCGGCATAGATGTAGGCATAACCTCGATGGCAGTAGACTCTGAGGGACACAAGATAGATAATCCACGCTATTCCAACAAAAGCATGGCAGAACTGCGGCTAAGGCAGCGCAGGTTGAGCCGGAGGATTAAAGGCTCACAAGGAAGGAAACGAGCTCGGGTATTAGTAGCTAAGGCACACGAAAAGGTAGCCAGTCAACGCGCAGACTTTCTGCACAAGGTAGCCAATTACTACATTCAAAGCTACGGCACGATTTACGTAGAGGGTTTGAATATCAAGGGGATGGTGCGGAATCACCATCTGGCAAGGCACATTCTGGATGGAGCTTGGGGGCAATTCTTCGGGCTGCTATCCTATAAGGCTGAGAGTGCCGGTAGGATACTGGTCAAAGTAGCGCCCCAAAATACCTCTCAACTCTGTTCAGGATGTGGTATTAAAGTACCAAAGACACTAGCTGAGCGTATCCATTGCTGCCCTAACTGCGGATTAGTGTTAGACAGGGATGAGAACGCCGCTAGGAACATACTCAGTCGTGGGGTCGGGCAGACCCCTCAGGTGCTAACGTGGGAGGTTGCTCCGTGCGTAGCCTGAAGAATCCCCGCTCTTTAGAGCCGGGGAGTGTCAATGGTCGTGATGAGTGGAACGAAGCTCTTGCCACTTTCGCAATAGAGATAGATTGGGAAGAGCGTCCGCTTTCTCATGCCTGGGATTTCAAGAATTACGAGGTCATTGGCAATATATACTAAAATCCGGAGCTTTTAAAACCATGAGAAAAAGACAAACTAACTTTAGCTAGCATCGCCTGACCAGGTTTAGGACCGGAGGGCGGGAATCTCGGACTTTATTGTTCGGGGTTCCCGCCCATTTTTTTATTTAAGGGAGTGGGATAAATTGAGCCTTTATGGACGTAATCAAAGCGGCTCTGTCACCTTTACAAGCTCTGATATGGTGCTTCCTGTTTATCTCTTTTTGTTTTGAAGGAGGGAATCATGAGCCGAACACTGGGAGCCAAAAATCTGCCGCCCCGCGAGAAAACAGCGTCACATCATCCGACTAAGAAAATCCATGCCGGACGCTGGCCGAAACAAACCGCAACTGTCAAGAAAAACTTGACGGTTCGTGTCTGCCCCCAATGTGGCGGACACCTCGAAACCATCGACATGTATGGCAAGCCACTTTATCGCTGCCCTGATTGGAGGTGCCCCAAATATAAGCAGCCTGCTTTCCAAAAGACGGCGGCAAGGGGAAGCGGAAATGCTGTGTAGCACTATCTGGGATTGTTTGCCACCCACCCAGCAGCAACTCCTTTGCGAGATTCAATTCCGCCATTACAAGAGATTGCCAAACGTTTTTGCTGATCCTGTTCTCACTCGTGCTCTTTGGGATATTCAGAACTGCATCATAACCGACAAAATCATGCGCGCCACTCCCGAACAGGTCAAGCACAACATGGGGGTGTTCAGGACGTGATACAAGATTATTACGTTCCCGGCGAGTTTCGTTCCTACACCCGTGACCAAATCATGTTCTTTTTGAATGAATGTCGGGAAACCTGGCCCGTGAAAGAATCAAACTACACAGACGCGCCGATCTCGCATCAATCAAGCAGCCACATGCCGGGGGAAACCGAGTCGCTAGTTCGTGCAGAGATAACCCAGCGCATCAGTATGTGCGGAGACTATGGCGTGCGGTTGTATGTCGAGATTATAGCCAAAGGGAAAGAGCGGCCCGTAGAATTCGATGACCTGTCGTCAGATTCCCGTTCTGCGGTCTCATACGTCTGCGGATTATGCCGGCGCTGGCAGTCGTGCGAAAACTGTTTGGTTAAAAAATGCAAACGGCGCGGCCGGAAGCCATGCACGTTCGAGCAATGGATAAACCATAGGTTGCGCTAAAAAACACTTGACAACTTCAGGCACGAGACTTGACTTTATCCGAACAAACGGACTAAAATCTGATTTATAGAGTGGGAAGTCTAACCAAAGACGGCCCGCTCTTTCTTTTTGCCCCCAACTATCCCAAATCTTCGAACAGTTCGTTTTCTTCGGACAGCCTCCACTCCTGCAAGCCGTTAGGGCGGCTCATCCCCGCCAGCGGCACATTACCAGCACCGGGGCGACTGAGGTTATTCCTTCCTAGGCCGCCCCGGACACTATTAAACCACAGCCCGAAATCGACCTCGCCGTCGAAACACGCTCAAAGCGGGGTAGGGCTGGCTGGTTAAGAGGTAGAAAAATAGAAGTTATCTCGAGAATCGTCGATTACAAATCACGTTCTGATACCTTCAAAGTGCACCTTCTGGGTGACATACACCTCGGAACCGCCCACTGTGCGGAAGATAAGATAAAAGCCCGCGTCCAGCAAATCAAGGATGACCCGTTCGCCCTGTGGATAGGGATGGGTGATTATTGTGAATTCATAAGTGCCCGCGATCCGCGCTTTGATGGAAAATGTATTTCAAATTGGATCGACCCCGCCGAAATCGGGGAAAGTGAAATAGAGAAAATCGTCAACCTATTTCAGCCCATCCGTTCTAAATGCATCGGGCTATTAATGGGAAATCACGAGGACGCTTACAGGAAACATCAGGACGGAGACCCTCAAAAGCAAATCTGCAAGAGGCTGAACCTTCCAGACCTGGGGTATTCAGCCTTTGTCCGCCTGATTTTCCGCCGTAAGTCCGGTAATTGCAGAGAATCACATGAGTTTCTAGGTGTTGTAACACATGGAGCGGGCGGGGGTATCACACGCGGGGCCAAGATGACGCGACTAGAACGCTTCATGGATAACTTCAACGCCAGATGGTACGCGCACGGCCATGTCCATGACACCATCATATCGACGAAGCATTACATGGAACTCACTGAGGCGGGAAAGATAATCTCGCTTGAAAAGATTGGGGCTATGACCGGCTGCTGGTTCCGGGGGTACACGCAGGGAATCCCGCCATCATACGGAGAGATTAAGAATTATCCACCAAATGGCATCGGAGCACCGGTATTTGTGTTTGATCCTGATGAAAACAAGGTGACTGTAAATGCCTAGTATCGGAGAAGTGTCAACATCAAGAGAAATCGGCAGAACTGGGCATAGTAGTTATGTCTGGCAGGCATGCCCTCATTGTGGGAAAGAGCGTTGGATTGATAAGTATTATTTGATTAAAAATCCTAGTCTCATGTGCCGTTCATGCATGATGAAATTTTGCAGTAATAGATGGTTTGGAAATCCTCAAAAGGGTTCAGACAATCCACGCTGGAGAGGCGGTCGCAAAGACACTGAGGGATATAATGCTATTCGCATGTTTCCCGGTGATGATTTCTACCCACAGCGTAGTCAAGACGGATACATTCTTGAACATCGACTTGTTATGATGCGGCACCTCGGAAGACCGTTACTTTCGAGCGAAATAGTGCATCATCTCGATGGCAACCGTTACAACAATAAATTAGAAAATCTGCAACTAACTACTCGGGGTACTCACGAACTAAGTTACCGACATGGTTATAAAAAAGGTTTTGCAGATGGACTCGCTTTCGCCAGATTAAACGAAAACAAAGTGAGTGTGACGGGGTAATGAAAATCATCTTTGTGTCCGGCCCCTACCGCGCCCCAACCAAGCAGGGCATCGACGCCAATATCTACGCGGCCATGCACGCGGCGAAAGAATTATGGCGCTCGGGATTTGCGGTTATCTGTCCTCACGCGAACACTGCAAACTTCGATGGAGCCGTACCAGATGAGATATTCCTTGAGGGCGATCTTGAGATTTTAAGACGCTGCGATTGCATATTCATGATGGCTGGCTGGGAATCGAGCGAAGGTTCCAAGGGTGAATATGAGCTGGCGCTCGCGCTCGGTCTGGACGTTTATTATGAACAGCCGCCTGGAATAGTTTGATCGCTACGGTGGCAACTTTCGCTTTTCGTGCGTAAATGAAAAAGATTATGGAAATTAAAACCATCCCCATCTCAAAGATAAACCCGGTTGATTACAATCCCCGCAAGGATTTGCAACCATCCGATCCTGAGTATAAAAAGCTCAAGAAATCGCTAACCGAGTTTGACTGCATCGAGCCGCTTGTCTGGAATGAGAAAACGGGGAACCTTGTAGGCGGCCACCAGCGCCTCAAGGTCTTAAAAGAGATGGGGCGCGCCGAGGTCGAGGTTTCAATAGTCCGGCTGGATGACGCCAAAGAGAAAGCCCTTAACCTGGCCTTGAATAAAATATCCGGCGAGTGGGACTTGCCCCGCTTGAAAGACCTGCTGGAAGAAATCAACACTGGGGCGTTCGACATAGAGATAACCGGCTTCGATGATAAGGAAATCGAAGAGTTGATGACGCAGTTCCATGTCCCAGGCGAAGGCTTGACCGATGATGACGCTATCCCCGAACAGGTAGAACCTACCTGTAAGACGGGCGACCTGTGGCAACTCGGAGGATATATTATTTGTCCGAAGTGTGGGAAGCAGCATAATCTATAGTCTGTGTTCCTTTTTCACCATTACAGCGTATGCAAAGAACCTGGAGATTGCTAATATCGTCAGAACCGCCTAGAGAACGCGGGATAATATGGTCGATGCACAACTTTTCGAAGGTGCCACATTTTAGACAACCATTTTTAGAGTGTTCTTTCCACCATCCTCTTAGTTTACCTTGTGTCCTTGATTCGTAAATTCGGTTTACTCGCGCAACCTCCGGTTCCAATTCAGGATGATTTAATCTGAATCTAGTAGTTGCGGCAACTGCTAATTGTTTTCGGCGGGGTGTTTGCCGATAGCCCTTTTCATTTTCTGCTCGTTTTTCGCTATGGACCCATCGTTCCAAGCATGCTTTCCCTTTCGCAGTTTTCTTGTATTTTTCTTTTATCCGATGCGAATTAAGAACTCGGCATTCAGGGCAAAGCCCCCAAGCGCGATGCCAGCGGGGATTTGGGGTAAACTCTTTTTTACAATCTCTACATTCCATAACTTTATTATATCACCGCATATTACGGGAGTCAATTTTTGAAGACTAAATGTGAGTGTGGGCACGAGGTAGAATATACCCGAGCTGACGTAAAAGGTGCTCATTATCTTTTAGTGGGGGATGCTACCAAGAAAGAGGACGTGGCGAGGTTGATGGGGGGCGAGAAGGCTATCTGCATGTGGACAGACCCACCTTATGGCGTCAAGTATATCGGTAAAACAAAAGAGGCGCTGACTATTGAAAACGACGATGCTGGTGGGCTTTATTGTCTATTGTTCGATGCTTTCACAAATGCCCAATTCGCATGTGTTGATTCAGGACATTTTTATATAGCGCACCCGCCGGGTGCGCTATCACTAACTTATGGGGACGTGATTAGAAAACTTGGATGGCGCTTGCATCAAACGCTCGTGTGGGTCAAGGACAGCATGGTTCTTGGACACGCCGATTACCACTATCGGCATGAGCCGATTTATTATGGATATTTTCCGGGAGATGGCAGACCAGGCAGGGGTAAGCACGAAGGAACTCTGTGGGTTGGAAATCATAGCCAGACCACAATCTTTGAAATTCCCCGCCCAAAACGAAGCGAATCCCACCCCACAATGAAACCCGTCGCACTCATTGAAGCGCAATTGGTAAATAGCACACCTATCGAAGGGAGCGTCCTCGACCTCTTTCTCGGTTCAGGTTCCACCCTCATAGCCTGTGAGAAGTTAGACCGCAAGTGCTACGGCATGGAAATCGACCCGCATTACTGCGACGTCATCATCAAACGCTGGGAAGATTTCACATGTAAAAAGGCAGTTAAAATCTAATGTCTGAAGTTGCGGTAAAACCGCGAGTTATAGGCAAGCCATTCCAACCAGGCAATCATGCCAACCCGAACGGGCGGCCTGCCAAGATTCACTGTGTCACGTCGCTTCTGGCCGAACTGCTTAACGGCGATCCTGAGAAGGTCAAGGCCAAGTGGGTCAAGGGCAAACCGACCGGGGCCATGATCGTCGCACTCGCCATGTTTGCCAAGATGGGGCGGGGCGATCTGACGGCGATTAAAGAGGGATTAGACCGGGTTGAGGGCAAGGTCAAGGACTTAGTGGATATGACCTCGATCACACAGATAAACATAGGAGAAATCGATGTCTCAAACGCCCTCGCTATCCTTGTCAAAGCGGGGGCCGTCCGGCTGGGAGCCACTGAAGACGGTCAACCCCCGTCTGAACAAGTACATACCTCACAAGCCGACGGACAAACAGTTAGCCTTCCTGCTACTGGATAACCAAGAGGTGTTTTACGGCGGGGCGGCTGGCGGTGGCAAGTCCGACGCTCTTTTAATGGCGGCTCTCCAGTACGTAGACATCCCGGGATATGCGGCCATCATCTTCCGTAAAAACTATTCAGAACTCACACTCCCCGGCGCACTACTTGACCGCTCCCGTGAGTGGTTGTCTAAATTCCAAAGCCAGGGTGTTGTTTGGAAAGAGCAGGAAAAAACTTGGCACTTTCCGAGCAGCGCGACGATCTCATTCGGCTACCTCGATAACGCCACGGACATGTACCGCTACCAGGGCGCGGAATTCCAGTTTGTAGCCTTCGATGAATTGACCGAGTTTTCCGAAAAAGCCTTTAAATTCCTCTACTCCCGGTTACGCCGCCTCGAAACATCTGAAATCCCCTTGCGTATCCGGGCCGCGTCCAACCCCGGCGGTGTAGGTCATGACTGGGTAAAGCAGCGGTTTATTACGGAGGGTCTTGAAAAGGGCCGTATATTTATACCGGCACGGCTAGACGATAACCCCTACCTGGACAGGGGGTCCTACACTCAGAGCCTCAATCAGCTTGACCCGATAACCCGACAGCGGCTTCTTCTGGGCGACTGGTCCGCCAGAGACACGGGAAACTTATTCAAGCGCGAGTGGTTTGACATCGTAGAGGCTGCGCCCGCTGGCATCAGGTGGATAAGGTATTGGGACATGGCCGCCACGGAGGCCACAAAGGGCAAAGATCCGGACTATACCGCAGGATGCAAGATAGGCAGGGACGGACAAGGGAAGTTCTATATAGCCGACATGCGACATCTCAGGGCATCTCCCCAGGGCGTCGAAGCTCTTGTAAAACAAACAGCCATACTCGATACTACCGCAACCAAAATCTACATCGAACAGGAGCCGGGCGCGGGCGGTAAAACATTAATCGATTACTACATCCGCCAGCTCGCTGGTTACTCGATCACCCCAGACAGGCCCGCTACCGACAAAGTTACGAGGGCCGCTCCGGCATCATCCCAGGCCGAGGCTAAGAACATATTACTGATACGGGGCGTGTGGATTGGCGACTTCCTAGACGAGGTTGAAGCCTTTCCCAACGGCTCACACGATGACCAGGTTGACACGATGAGCGCGGGGCTGGGGATACTTACAGGGACCGCTGATTTACTCGCCCTCTGGCAGGGAGCGGCCAAACTTATGACGGATAAACAGGAGCAACATGGCTGAATTTAGATTATATACAGTCAAACCAGAAACGCCCGCTCTATGGCTCCCGTCTAATGTCGGGTTTGGCCCTGGCGCACCTATCAACCCCCAGGCCCCCGGCGAGAGTCCGCGCGCCAATGATTACGCCATCTCCCGTAACATGCAAATCATGCCGCGCGCCACCGAGGCGCGGGCGGTTACATACGACCAGATGAGAGGTCTGGCGCAGATTGACGGCATCCTAAGGACCATCATCGAGCAGCGCAAAGACGAGCTGAAGGGGCTGGATTGGCAGGTAGCAACCCGTAAAGAGTTTGCCGACGAGGATTATTCCGCCGAGCAAAAGTGGGGGCAGAAGTTCTTCGAGAAACCCGACTTTGAGCACACCTTTGACCAATGGATCGGCATGCTGGCCGAAGATCATTTTGTCGTTGACGCCCCGGCTCTCTACAAAGAGCGGGACCGTATCGGGCGTTTCCACTCCCTGCAAATCATAGACGGCACGAAGATACTCGTGCTCATAGATGACACCGGCCGTGTCCCTTCGCCGCCTCAAATGGCTTATGAGCAAATCATCAAAGGTATGCCGCGCACATCTTTTATCAAACCTGTGACTGGCGATAACAATGGCCAGTACGAGCTTTACTACAGGCCATATAATACTCATTCCGACGGCGTGTATGGATTCTCGCACGTAGAGTCAATCGCCCAGATTCTCAACATCGTTATCCGCCGCAACGTGAGCTTCATAGAATGGTTCCGCTCCGGGAATGTCCCCCAGGGCATCGTTCAACTTACCGAGACCATGATGGCTAATATGACTCCTGACCAGCTAAAAGCCTGGCAGGATATGATTGACACCCTGCTATCGGGCGACCTAGCGGCCCGGTCAAAGATGCATGTCCTTCCCGGCGTGGGCGGAGTCCAAATGCTCCAACAGCTCCAGTTTGATGGCCTGTTCGACGAATGGCTGGCCCGCGTCGAGTGCGCGTGTTTCGGCGTCTCGCCCGCGCCTTATGTCCGCATGATGAACCGCGCAACCGCTGAGACTCAAGAGGAAGCGCGCCAGGAGTATTCCCTTATCCCTTTACTGCGTTTCTTCAAGTCGTGGTTTGACCAGATTCTTTGTGACGACCTTGGCCTCCCCATGCTTGAGTTTATCTGGACGCCGGGCGCGAATTATGACACCGCCCGTTCTAATATGAATGACCAGATGCTCTCAAAGGCTATCAAGACTATCGACGACATCCGGGGGGAACAGGGGTTACCTCCCCTTGATAACGGCATGGGGGCGATTCCCCTTGTTTTCACAGGTTCAGGGCCTATCCTGCTGGCCGATGTCCTGTCCGGCAAGTTCCAGCCCGGAGCGGTTCAGGGACAGCAGGGCGCCCAAATAGGCCAGCCGCAGGGTTTACCCGCCTTATCCATCGCGCCGCCGGATGATGAGCGGGAATCGGATTACTATCCTGAATTATCCCTAAAGGCTGAACTGGATGCATGGGAGAAATTCACCTTAAACCGGTTGGGTAAAAAATCCTTGAGGGAATTTGAAACAAAAATTATCCCCGCCGAAATGAAACAGGCCATATCCGCGAAACTGTCCGCCGCGTCCACTTCTGAGGCGGTAAAAGCCGTTTTTGACGGCGTTAGGACTGGTTTAGGTAGAAGGAACCGCACACCCGCAGTGGGGGGCTCTCTTGACCAGCTTATCGGCTCCTATGAGGACGTGCTAAAGACCGCAATGGAAAGGGCGAAAGCTACCGTCGAGGCGGCTTAAATGGATGACACGCTGTCTAAACTATCCCAGCAGATGCAACTTGCCGCGAGTCAATTTCTTGTATTGGCCTACACGATGGGCCGCAACAAGGCGGCAAAGAAGTACGGGCCGCTTCCCTGGGGCGAGACCGATAACGTAAATATCGCCATGCTGATAAATCGCCACGAACAGGAACTGGCGGCGAGTATGGCAGCTATCGAGCTCCGGGCGTCACAGGGCGAATCATTGAGTGACCTACTGGATGGCCTGATTCACCGGGTAGGTTTGTGGTCATGGGTACTCTCGCCTGCTCTCGCGCTGGGGCTGGCGGCTTATGTTGATACCGCGCGCCGGGACATCGCCACACAGATACAGGTTGAGACCGTCCCACCAGGCAAGCCTCCTATTTCAGGTGCCGTGGGCGTACTGCCCGCAGCGAATGATATAGGAATCATCTGGTATACCGCCGAGGACCAGCGCGTTTGTTCTAAATGCCTCTATCTGGCGGGCAGGTGGTTTGACGCGAAGCAGGCCTACGATTTAGCCCGATCAATCCACATTGGGTGCAGGTGCTCAGCTTTTTTCGACATCGGTATGCCGGATGAGGCGCTAGTCGGCCCGATCCCTGGGTACAAGCCTGGCACCGCTCAAGATGTTTACAGGGATTTGCACGTTGACGGGCTGGCATCAGCAAGAACTCGCCGCGCCCGGTCAATCATCGAAAAGGGAAAACCCAAAGAATACGCGAGGGCATGATGGCCTCGAAGAGTTTATACATCAACTTTTACTTCACACCCTACCTCGTGGAGCGCCTCAAACAAGCCATAGAGCTTGACCTCTTGGAGGTCTACCAGCCTTCCATCGAGTCAGTTTATGTCAAGGGTGTATACGCTTTAGTCCCTTCCCTTAATTTTTACCTGAATTAAGAGGTGAATCATGGAATTATCGTCCAATCTCTCAGTAAAGGCTCAAAAGGTTTTTAAGGCCGTCTATAACCGCGAGTTTGCGAAAGACGGCGACGAAACCCGCGCTTTCAAGTGCGCCAGCGAAAAGGCAGGCGCCACAATCGAAAACCTGCCAACCGAAGATACCGAGAGCCGGGTCAACAAAGAGAAATTGTCGCAGTCCTGCGTTGATGAGGCTAACGCCGCCGCCGATTACAGGGCGCGGGCAGATTTGGCCTTATCGGCGGGTGACACCGAGTCCGCCGCTCTCTATGAGCATATCGCCGCCGAAAGGGACGGGCATTATGACGAGTTTGCCGGACGGCTTCAGGGCATGAGCAAGGCGTTAAAGGCGCTCAAGGCCGCGTTCGTCGAAGAACCATCAACCCCCGAAGTCAAAACCTACGCCGTCAAGTTCTTCGACGAGGAAAAGGGCATTGTGGAAGGCCTGGGCGTCCCTTACGGCGGCCCGCTGCGCGAGAAAGTCACGGACATTGGTAAAGACCTTCAAGCAGAGTGGTTTGACGGCAAAACCAACTTCGCGTCCGAGCGGTATGACGGCAAGGCGGTCAAGTCCATGCCGGAACTCTACCATCATGGACTTGATGCAGAACTCAAAGACGCGCCCATCGGGAAGGTCATTGAAGTCACCGACACGCCGGAGGGCAAATGGTTCAAGACACAGCTCGACACGGCTAACCGCTATTACGAGCGAATCAAGATGCTCGTTAAGCTGGGGAAGCTCAAGTTTTCTAGCGGTGCGTTTGCCGACGGCGTGGTTAAATCCCTTGAGGGTCATATCGAAAACTGGCCGCTCAAAGAAATCTCGCTCACCCCTTATGCGGCCAATCCTATGGCCGACACCGCTTTCAAGTCACTGCTGGAAACACCAGGCATTACGGCCTGCAAAGAAAATAAATCGGAGGTAAGCATGCCAACAAAAAAGGCCGTTAAGGCCGAAGAGAAGCCCGTAGCTCCCCTGGAACCTGAAAAGAAACCCGAAGATGGCAAACCCGCGCCCGTCGAAGCGCCGGTTGCGGAAGTCCCCGAGGACGCCAAACCCGAAGCCGCAAAGCACTTTATGAAGTGCGCGACCTGTGGCAAGGCGATTCAGTTACCCCAGCCTGTCACTGACGCCCTCAATGCGTTGGTGGCGTCCGCTCAGGACATCTTGAGCGGCGGTGACGGCAGCGGCGAGGCCGCGCAGGATGCTCCGCCGGAAGCCGCGCCCTCCCAGCCCGCAGAATCCCAGGGCATGAGCCCGGAAAACCATCCTGCGCCGCCTGTCCCCGCTAAAGTTCCTGCCGCACCTGTCTCCGAAGCAGTTGAAACCCCCAAGCAGGAAGCTGCGGAACCTCCCGCCGAGCAGACTCCCGAGGAAGAAAAGAAGCCCGTTAAAACCGTTACTCCCGAAGCGGTCAAAAGCCTTATCGATGAAGCTGTTGCCAAGGCGATCAAGGGCGTTGAAGAGGCGGTTGTGAAGCCGCTTAAAGAACGCATTGAGACCCTAGAGAAGCAGCCCGTCAAAGGCCCCCCGCTCCGTGACGTAAAAGCGGTTACCAACGAAAGAATGGGCGAAAACGCCGAACCCGGCAAGGCGGCCTTCTACGACGCGCTGCTCAAAGACCCCAATATCTCCGCATCGACCCGCATGGAGATCGCCCGCAAGTCGGCAGAGGACTCAATAAATGATGTCTTTGCCGCTGGCCCCAAATCACCCCGACACAATTAAATTTTTAACAGGAGAAGAAAATGCCTCAGACAAACAATCTCGGACTCACCACGGATGAAACTCTGGCCCTCGCGCAAGGGCTCCAGACCGGCCCTCGCAAATCCACTTCCGCCGTCAAGACCGGTATTACTTCCAGCCAGTATCTTTACGGATACCCGCTGGAAGCCCCCGCCAAAAAGCTCTACTTCATCGAGGACACCCTCCGCCGCCGCATCCCCCGCGTCCTCAACGAGACGGGCGGCGTCGCGGCCCACTGGAAAGTCATCACCGCCATCAACTCGGGACACATCAAGGCGTCTGTAGCCGCCGGCGCCGTAGCAACCGCCCTGACCCTATCCACCGCCGAAAAGAGTGCCAATTACAAGACGCTCAACCAGTACAATACCTACGATGACGAGTCTCGCATCTTTGGCCGCAAGTTCGAGGACGTGCCCCAGCTCGGTATGCTGTCCACCCTCCAGTCGCTGATGATCCAGGAAGATCGTTACGACCTGGGCGGGAACATCACCGCCCTCGGCGCACCCACGACTGTCACCGTCGCAGACGGGGCTTCTTCTGGCGGAACCTTCGTCGCCACAGCCTACTACATCTCTGTCTCCGCCCTGACTATTCACGGCTGGCAGAATGGAGCGGCAGGCCGCATCTCCAGCGTGGACGCACCCGACGAGACCACTGCCACCTCATGCAACACCGGCACTCCGTTCTCTGCGACGGCCAACCATACCCTGACCTGCTCATGGACGGACGTGCCCAACGCCTTCGCCTATAACATCTATTGCGGCACTGCGTCCTATGCCGCCGCCGTCTATATCGGCACTGCTTTCACGAACAGCGTCACCCTGACCAGCCCGACGTCCTATAACGGGTACACCACCGGAACAGGTGTCGGGAACTCCGCCGACCAGACCGCCGACGCCAACGCCTATAACGGCATCGTTCCCCTGCTGAACGCAGCCTCATCCGGCGCCTACTACAAGAACCTGGCCGGTTCCGCGCTAACCGGCGACGGCAGTGGCGGCGTGGTAGAAATCGAGACCATGCTGCAATACATCTGGAATAACTACCGCGTTTCCCCAACCGCCTTCTTCGTCAATGCCCAAGAATCCAAGTCTATCAAAAAGCTGGCCATCGGATCCTCGACCTCTAACGCCGTGCGCGTGACCATCAATGAGGACGACAAGAACAAATTCACCGCCGGCAGCGCCGTCAACACCTACTTCAGCCCCTACCAGGAACAGCTCATTGAGATTAAAACCTCCGTGCATGTTCCTCCGGGCAAGATCATCGCCATCGGCGAGACCGTTCCCTACCCGAACGCCGAAACCCCCAACAACCTCGAAATGGAGCTTCAGCAGGAATACTACGGCGAGATGTTTGCCCGCACGACCCGCGTGACCCCCGTCGGTGTCACGATGATCGGCGCGCTCAAACTCTACCTGCCCGGCGCCTGTGGGATAATAAGCAATATCGTGGCTAGCTAAAACGGAACGCAAGGGGCCGGGTGTCTAGCCCGGCCCCTTTTCCATGAGGTGCTGTATGTTCCATAAAAAGAAGCCACTGAAGGCAACCCCCAACAATACGCCAAGAGTATTCACGTCAACGCCTGTTGTCACTGATAGTCTGCAAACAGGCGACATGCTGGTCTCCTCGAATACCCTCCAGATGTGGGGCGTGACGGGGATAACTGCCAACGCCTCCACTTCTACTCAGGCGACGAGCGTGGCCACGGCAACACCCGTAAACGCCGTAGCCGCAACTTTGACCACGGCTTTGACGGGGGCAAATAACGACCTCACCTTTACCGCCGTGACTAAGGGTACAGCCGGACAGAATATAACGGTTGCCTATGTGAACGCAGGGGCCACTCAAACCCTAGCCTGTACGGTCACAGGAACCGCCATATCGGTCAACCTGGCTACAAACGGCAGTAGCGTGATAACTACCATCGCCTCGGACATTTCAACGCTCATAGCCGCCACGCCCGCCGCTGCCGCCCTCGTCACCGTAGCTAACTATACGGGTAATAACGGGGCCGGATTAGTCACTGCCATGACCGCAACGCCTTTAGCTTCCGGCGTAGACGGCACAGTCGGAATTGCGGGGCAGGTTGTTTTTGACGCCTCGTATCTCTATGTTGCCACCGCCGCAAATACCATCTCAGGGGCTAACTGGCGGCGCCTCACAGTGGGTTCCGTCTATTAATTTGTCATAAAAGGGGTGAAATCATGGCAGCAGCTAAACGGCAGCACGTATCCCCTCTCAAGTGGTTAAAAACGCTTACCGCCGATACTAATCCGGCCAATGACTCTACGAACCCCATCCCTATCGGTTCAGAACTTCAGGACTTACAGGCGGGCATCATTTACAAGTGGGACGGCGCGTCTTGGGTTCTTTCGCAGAAATTAACCATATCTTGACCGGGAGGCATTCATGGCCGTAACTTTAACCGCCCCGATAAGCGCCGCAGACCTCGAAGCATATCCCGGCCTCAAGCTGCCAGATGGTTTTGCCGGGGACTCTGTGACTCTCCTACTCAATAAGGCGTGGGCCGCGCTTTCCACGTTCGCCCATCAACCGCTTTCACAGACCGCCAATACCGAAATTGAGCAGTTCGGGAGCGGGTTCTGCAACGTAGCTCCGGACGGATCCCTTGTTGTTTTGACGCGGAACACCCAACCGCCACCCATCACGATAACGTCTCTCTCTTATTCAGTTTCCCCCGCTAACTGCGGCTGGACGGCGTTGACCGGCTTTGACACGGTAAACGAAAAGGTCATATTGAGCGCCAGCCCGTTCCGCCGGGGGGATACGGGATTCGTTCAACTCGTCTACACTTCCGGATTCCCTCTCTCCTCTGTCCCTGAAGACCTCAAGATCGCGTGCGCACTCATGGCGAATCATCTTCTGTCGGGCGGCTTCTTCCCGACCGAGGGCGGTAGCGGCGAAGGTTCTTTGCTCCCCGCATGGCTACCACGGGATGTTGATAGAATCCTGAATACCTACACCAGGAAGCGCTAATGTCCGTCTCAATCAATGTCAAAGTGACCGGCCTCGAAAGCACACGCCGGGCCTTTAATAATCTAGCCGAGAAGATTAACAACCCCGACGATAAACTCATGAAGCGCATTGGTGACACACTCCTGGAAGACACAGACCGGCGCTTTAAGACGCGCGGTTATGGAACCTGGCCGGAGGATTCGCCTGAGACGGTCAAGAGAAAAGGCCACGGCAACGTACTGATAAAAACCGGGGCCATGATGTCCTCTACCAAGATTACAAGGCAGGGCAACACGGTCAAGCTCACCGTTCCCTACGGCGGCAAGAAGAGAAGCCCGGACGTGCCCGAATACCACCAAGAGGGAACACGCAGGATGCCCCAGCGCAAGATTGTGGCAGTCACCACACAGCTCACATCGGCACTCGCGGCCACTTTGACCATTTGGATTAGAGATGTAGTCGCAGCCTTCCAAAAGGGAATATAAATGCAAACCGCTTTAAGTACCTTGATTACCTGGCTTCAGCCCATGGCCTCGGATAGTTCCGCCGATTGGTACGTGTCTGAGTTTTACGCCGGCGAACCTTCACAGGCGTGGGCGAAGCACGTTCCATTCTGTGCGGTTATCCCTCAGCCTTCAAGCGTAGAAGCGGTCTTTGTCGGACAAGACACGGACACGGAAAACTTTAACGTCCGATTTTATCAGTCCGGGGCAAGGTCAAACATGGAGCCCGCCGAAGTGCAAGCCGGAATTACAAAACTACTCGCGCAATCCGATTATGCTAAGACCTTACTCCGCACGGACCCGACGAACGGCGGCCAGTGGGTCACATCGAACATCAAAATCAACCCCACCTTGCCCGTCACGAACGAGGGTAACGTCTACCGCATAGGCGAGATTCAAGTAGAGATTAAAACGAGGCGTCTATGGGGGCAATAATCAAGGGGGTGGCCGATGAAGAGCCGCCCCTCACTGTTAAAAAGGCTTGTCAACGTCGTTGGCTCGCTTACCTGCTTTCTGGACTTCTATGTCGGAATCCTCTTTGGAGAGGGCAAGGTATTAGAAGCGTGGCTTATCTTGGCTGTGAGCGTCGTTATAAGCACAGCGGTTTTTGAGCTTTGGACATGGTATCTGGAATATCTCACAAATAAGGGGGAGTAAAACATGACTGCACCAATCTCAGGTTTGCGCGACCTTCGTAAAATCCAAATCGGTAAAGAATCCACGCCGGGCACAGACCACGCCGCGACCGCTCGCCTCGTGGGTAAGCTGGACATGAGCCCGGATTTCAAATTCTACCGGCCTGATGACCTGGAGACTGGCAGATTATCGAGTTATGAGCGGTCAACCATCGTGGGGAAGCAGGCTAAAATCACCTTTGAAGCCGATGCCAATTACGAACAACTCGCCTATATCCTCGGCATGGCCATCAAGGGCGGTATCAACCCTACCGGAGCCGGCCCTTATGTCTGGACATTCCTTCCCAACCTCACTTCGGCCAACTCCCCGGATACCTACACCGTCGAGGGCGGGGACGATCACCAGGCGTACCAGTCCACCTACTGCTTCGCCACAGGCATGGAATTATCAGGGCAGATAGATGACGTGGTAAAGGTTAAAGCTGACATCGTGGGGCAGTCGGTGGATACCACGACCTTCACCGCCGCCTTGACCGAGCCGTCAACCTTAACTCCCATAGAAGCGCAGACCTGTAAACTCTACATCGATACGACATGGGCGGGGCTCGGTGGGACGCAGGCAGCTAACACCCTCGTTGACTTCACATGGAAACTCACGGAAGGCGTCACACCCATCAAGAAACTGGACGGCTCTCTCTCCTTTGCCGACAGGGTTGAAAAGAAACGCCACATCGAATTGGAGGCCACCTTCGGCCATAACAGCATCTTCGATTCCGCCTGGACAAACTTCCAGAATCAGTCCGTATTGTTTGTCCGGCTGGCCTTTACCGGACCCGCTATCACAGGCGGCAACATGGGGTTCAATCTGGACGGGTGTTTCATCCTGGACAACCCTGACCCCCTTAGCGACCAGGACGGGCAAGACGTGGTAAAAATCAAACTCCTCTCTGAATATGACCCCACGAGCACGAAGGAGTGGCAGGTGGTTCTGACTAACTCCCTCGCCGCGATGCCCTAAAAAGGAAACGATATGAACGAAACTGTCAAAGGCTGGCCGATAAGAACCGTCATAGTCCCTGAATATGGATGGGGTATCAGATTTTATGACCCCACCGTGGAGGAACTGGAGCAGATAACCGCGGCGCAGAACGAGAAGCCCCGTAACATGTCCAAAGTCAAAGAGATTGTCGCAAGCCTGATAATCTCGTGGGATTGCACGGACAAGAAGGGGAACCCATCCCCCATCGAGGCCGCCAGTTTTGAAAAGCTGCCCCCGGTGGTCCAGTCCACACTCACCGGCGGATTGGCCGGCAGACTGAGGGCCGACCCAAACGCGGCTACAGGGTCACCGCCTGTTATAACGTCCGCGCCCGAGGTGATCAGCCCCGCAACGTCCCCCGAATCGTAACTATCTACGACCTTGCCGAAATCTGGCATTGTCTCCCCAGTGAAATCAAGCGCCTCCCATCTACCGAATTTGAGGAGATGGTGGATATGGCTAACCGCAAGGCAAATGCGATGAGGTCAAAATGTCCGAAGAAAAAGTAAGTTTAATAGTCCAGTACATCGTCTCCGGACAGGAGCAGATGAAACAGATTGACTCCGACCTGGACAAATTGTCTTCAAAAACTGACGCATCTACCAAGGCCACCACCGCGCAGGGTAAGGCGCAGACCTCCACGAACCTGGCACTGAATAAGATGATACCGGGGTTGGAACAATTAAACCCGATGCTGGCACAGTTCGGGATTGGCGCATTGCTGGGTGCGGGCGGCCTCGGCGCAATGGCTATTGAGATGATGCACAGCGCGCAGGATCTTGAAAAGTTTTACGGTGACGTGGCTATTCTGGGCGCCACGACTAATGAGGTCTCCGGCGGCCCCATTCAAAACTTTTACGACACCTTAAATCAGGTCGTATCCATCGCGCAGAAGTACGGAGTGACCACGGCGAGCGTTACATCCGCTTTGACCGGCCTTGAAAATAAAATACCCGACACCACGACTGACCTGGAGTTATTGGCAAAGGCCCTCCAAATATCCCATGACACAGGTATTCCACTTCAAACCGTTGTCGATGATTTAACCTCTGCTTATCTAGGGCAAAATACACAGCTACGCACTACAACGGGCGGGATAATCGCCGGAGACGCCGCGGTCACATTAATGACCTCCGACCTTGAGGCGCAGGCGACCCCCATATCTGGACTCAACTCATCTTACAGCAACCTCTCCTCCCGTGGCATGGAAGACTTAAAGACAGGTTTTGGCGCGCTCGGAGAGGCCGTGCTAAAAGTAGTAGAGGTTTTCCCGGTTATGGTCGCTCAGGCAGAATTACAGGTAGGAGCCTTAATCGATTTCCTGCAAGGTGTAAATTGGGATGCCATGTGGGGAGACATCGGTGCGGCGTGGAGCCGGACATGGCAGGCGTCATGGTCTTATATCAAGGGCGATTGGGACAGGATGGCAAGCTATTTAGGGAACGTCGATTGGTCGAGCCTCTGGAATAGCCTCGGCACAGACTGGTCTAAAATCTGGCGCGGGGCTGTCAATATCGTTATCGACGTCATTAACGGGGCTATCGATCTGATGGACAAAATCCAGGTCAATATCCCCTCCTGGGTGCCTATATTCGGCGGAGACCACTTTGGTATCAACATCTCCGACATTCCCTTGTTGGCCAATGGCGGCACGGCCACGACCGGCGGTAGTGCGATTGTGGGCGAGAACGGCCCGGAGTTGATAGACATGCAGCAGGGGGCTACCGTGACGCCCCTTTCCGGCGGCGGCGCCGGCGGCCAGACGATCAACCTCTACCTTTCGGACGGCACACCTCTTGCCACATGGTTCCTCGGTCAACTCGACAGCGCGGCCCGGTTGCGCGGGGCTTTCTAAAATGAGCGCTCCCGTTTCTTTGACTATCGGCGGCGTAGATTTCACGGCCGCCCTAACCGAGACAAACTTCCAAATCCAGTCCGTGTTAGGTAAAACCGTAAGCACGATGCAGGGAACGCTCGTTGACAAAAATTGCGCCCTTGCCGTGCCTCTTGAAGGCGTTGACCTGATTGTGACACGCACAGACACAGGAGAGAGGATATTCGGGGGGCTTTCCGCCAATATAACAGGGTACACGGACGGCATCAACAGGTATTGGGATATTCAAGGCCAGTCCTACACAGTTTTACTCGACAGGACGCTGCTCTATATGAGCTACCCCGCACCCGGATTGACGGGGTTGTCCGACAAGGATACCTTGACAGACCTTTTCGCCAACCGGGTAGTCGGGCCGAACGGAACAAACGGAAGCTCGGAGATAACCGTCGGCAGCTATGTCCAGGGGGGAACCTCTGCACTCGCCCCGTTGTCTTTCATTTATACATACGCCAGGGAAGCTGTGGAACTACTGGCCGGGTATGTTGGATATTCCTACTATGTGGATTTCAACAAGAACCTCCATTACTATCTGAAAGAATCGATCCCCGCACCCTTCGCACTCTCAAGCACCCCAGGCGAGACGTTGGGCGGCTTGACAGCCCTTGGCTACCAGGGTTTGAAGTGGTCGCGTGATGCCACCCGCATAGTAAACTCATTTCTGGTTTACGGAACGGCGGTATATTCGTATAATATGTCCGCCACTATCCCGAATGATGGTGTCAAAACGGTTGTCTCTACATCTGTTATCGGCGGCAACAATTCGCCCGCCGCACCAGCCGGGTATGACAGAATCATCGTTTACGTCAACACGGGTTCGGATGTGACGCCTCAATGGTCATTACAGACCGTCGGACTCACCGGTATAGATACGACGGCTAATTTCAACTGCATGTGGGACGCCATAAATCAGACTCTAACCTTCATCACGGCCCCGCCGAATTTAACCAACTCGGTCAAGATTATTTACCGCTTCCTCTACCAGGGCGGCCAGCCTTCCAAGGTCCAGGGGAGCTACGACAAATACGGCCGATGGTTCGCCACCCGTATCGTGGCCTCGGATGCGAACTCAGCGCAGGCCATGAAAGCGAACCTGAATAGTCTTGAGACGCAGTTTAGTTACAGCCTCCAGAAACCGACTCTCAGGGTTGATGACGGCAACTTCCCATCTGGAAATACCACGAGATTTGCCGTCGGGCAATACATCCCGTTCAAAAATGCGATACTCGGCATCAATCAAAGCTACTGGATCCATTCCATAACAACAGTCATCAAGGGCGGCCTGCTCAAAGAATATCAATTGGAACTTCGAAATTGGTCAACGGAGTAAATCATGGCCGACATCTCGCGTTCGTATGACATCCTGGACATGCTCGTGGGGCTACAGCAAAGCAATACGCAGCCCGCCCCTACTTCAAGCCCCTATTTTCTGGGGCAAGATGAAGACGACTTGGTCAAAGAAACCGAGACGGTGAGCGCCGCTTCGACAGGCGGGCCGCCTTATTATCCTGGAGCCGGACTGATTTGCGGATTTTGGAGTTGTGGTTAAATGGACAAGCTCAAAGAACACGGCCTGATACAACTCAGGGACGCCAGAACGGGCAAGGTGCTGGCCGAAGCCGAAAACCTGATGGTCACGTCGGCTATGACGTTGCTGGCGGCGCTCCTGGCGGGCATCCCGGGTGTGTTGCCTGTCTCGTATCTCGGCATCGGAACGGGAACCACCACGCCGGTAGTGGGAGACACCCAACTCACGGCCGAATACGCGAGAGCTCCTGTAACTTCGACGTCAGCGCTGGCGGGCGCGGCCACAATTCAGACATTCTTTATAAGGACGGCCAGCGCCGTCCACATAAAGGAACTCGGCCTATTCGGAGGCGCCGTGACGGGCGCTGCTAACAGCGGGACGATGTTCGCGCACGCCCTCCTGGATTATGACAATTCGGCGGGAACTACAGACCTTGTCATTACGTGGTCTCCAACATTAGCGATAGGGAGCTAAAAATTATGTCATTACACACTGGTTTTTTTACGGATGGCGTTACGGCTTGCAACGCCTCGGCCTTAAACAAGGGGCTGATGAGCTGGGCCGACGCCTTTTCCGATTTGCCTACAGCGGCCTCAAGCAACGCGGGGATGGACGTTTTCTGCCTCGACAGGAAGGCAGTCTATCAGTCCAATGGTTCCGCATGGGTGCTGGACGCGATTGCGCCCCCCATGACCGCACAAGGCGACATCCCGTACTGGAACGGCACGGCATGGGACGTGTTGCCTGCTACCACGGCGGGTTATGTTTTAACCACGCATGGAGCAACCAGTAACCCGACTTTTGCAGCGCCTACGGGCATCACCGGCAACGCCACGCAGTCGCAGCCTACGCGGGTACTCGGTACGGTTTATCATAATACAGGTTCTACTAAAATTGACGTTGCCGTGGCCGTAACGTCTACAAGCGGTGCGACCAATTCCTATATATACGGCGCTATCGCTTATTCTGATTCAGCTTCCAGTCCCGCCGTGGCAGTTAATTACGCTGTAAAATATGGCACAGAGATAGCAGGGTGTTCTATAGGCAACATGTCTTTTACCGTTCCGGCGGGTTATTACTACCAAGTTACCAACGCCACTAACGCAACTCTCCAGCGCTGGACGGAATGGACGCTGACATGAAACCCCTCGTAATCTCTGCCCTAATCATCGGCCTGCTATCGACTATCTGGGCAGGTATTACATGGTTGCCTCTTGCCCTTGGCGAACAGGTGTGCGAGTACTCGGAACCTCGCCAGTTTGTGGCGGTTTTCGAATTCGCCTGCATCGTGGCGGGTCTATTCTACCTGGTTTACGTCATCATCAAGTTTTGGAAAGCTCATTAAATTAGTCGATATGTGGCAATAAAATAAATATTCGGAGGTTATTATGAACGAATTGCTCGAAAAAGAAGTGCTACTAACGGGCGGCGTCTACCGCGCCGAACACTGGAGCTATTTCAACGAGGACGGCTCCATCAATCTAGGGGATGACGGCCTGCCCCTGCGCCGGCTGGTGGGCGTCTCGGAAGTCCACAATAAAGTGACCAACCAGGGCTTGAACTACGCCAATAACGTGACGCTTTATACCACCTCCAAGTTGTCAAACGCCTGGTATCTGGGGCTTTTCAACACTAACACCTCGCCCGTTAGTACCATGACCTACGCTTCACCTTCCTTCACCGAATCAACTACAGTAGGTTCGCGGCAAGCTTGTACTTTCGTAGCCTCAGCCTTATATACTGCCTCAACATTAACCAACGGCTCTGGCACATTCACCGGCTCACCGATTACACTATCCGCTGGGGCTAACACTGTAGCCTGTACAGTAGCCGGAACTTGTGTAGTTGCTCTAAATAACGGCTGCAGCGGTACCGCAGCTACAGGAACAATGACTTTAACTGGCTCTCCGGTTACTTTGTTGCCCGGGAACAATACCCTGACCACTACTGGAGCAACGGGCAATATCACGGTAACCATCACCGAGGGCTGCGGTACCAGTAACTCAGCGTCACCAGCCTCATTTACCGAATCAGGAACTGAGACCATTTACGGTCTAGCACTGTTCGGGGCCAACGCTGCCGGAGTAACCACTGCCGGAGATACTTCGGCTTCGGGCGGGGTTTTATTCTCAGCAGGGCTATTTACTACGTCGAGGTCAGTGGTACCTACCGATGTTATTTCTGCAACCTACGCTGTGGTTTCTGTGAGTTCAACCTAGGAGGTTTAGATGGCCACATTTAAAAATAGGTGGCTCGTCAGCACTTTCAACAAAGACACAGGGCTGGCATACCACTATTTTCTGTCTGCTGCCGGAACAACAGCTTTAGCGGCTTCTCCCCTAACTACATTGCCAACCAAAAGCGTTGTGCAAATCCCATGTTCTGCCGCAGAATATCTGGCCTTAGCTTTGCCTGATGCTCCACAGCCCTCCAGAAGTGAGCAGGTGGATGTCCTGCCGCCACCTATTCCTGCTAATTCAGTTCTAGGCAGTTCACCTTTTAATTTACCGGCTTCCATTGCTTTTGATGCGACTAGTAACTCAGGTATTAATTCTGCTGTTAGCAGCGTGACATGGGCGCATACTTGCGGAGCCTCAACCAATCTTTTGATAGTTGGCGATAGCCACGATGCCTCGGGGGGGAATGACTACACTGTCTTAAGTGTAACGTACAATAGTTCCAGTCTGACTTTTGTGAGGTCAGATGTGAATACCGCCAGCGATAAAGGCCGCACATCTATTTTTTTCAGGTACGCCCCCACTACTGGTTCTCCGAAAAACATTGTTGTCACTTATGGCGGCACAATTTATGATGCCTCGCCTGGTGCTGTTTCTTTAGCTGGGGCTGCCCAATCAGGCCAACCTGATGCGCACAACGGCACACACAATACTACTGGTAATCCAAGCGTTGCCGTTGTTACGGTAGCCAATAACTCTTGGGTTTTTAGTGTTGTGTCTCCTTATATTGGCGGCAATGGACTTAGTGCTTGTGGGCAGACCCAGCGATGGCTAACCTTAGGCTATTTTGGTGGCAGTGACACCAACGGCCCCGTGACTCCTGCTGGCTCACAGACGATGAGTTGGACTCAGGCTGCACCTGGAACTTATGGTTGGGCTATCTCTGCCGCCAGCTTCAAACCGATAAGTGGTAACACCTACTCCTGCTCAATCTCGGAGGGTTTTGGTTCTGGTGAATCTTTCGTGCCTGTCCGCAAAATCAATCTTGCGCTAGCTGAAGGGGTCAAGGGCAGCGAGACAATCAACCCGCCAAAGACTGCCAAACCTTCTATCGGTGACGGTCTGAGTCTGGCGAATCTCTCAACGCTGTTGAGAACCTCAAAAACATCCAACCTGGAAGGTTTATCGACTGGAGATTTAAACGCACCCCAAAAGACTGCCAAACCAAGCCTGTCAGAATCCGCCTCTATTGCGGACTTGGAATCTGTAACACGCCAAACTTATCCGTCAATAGCCGAGGTCCAATCAGTAAGCGATAGTTTTGGGCTTGTTAAAACACTCATAGCCTCCACTCTCGATGGCTTGAGATTAGGCGAAGGCCAGTCCGGTATACGCAATCTTGTCCTGGCATTACTGGATATTTTGAGCGACTTTGATGGAAGTTTACCTGCTCGAACTTCCACAGCGTCCGTCGGCGAGACGAATAACATCGGTGAAGGGGTTTCGATTAGCAGAGCATCCTATATTCAGGCTCTCGATTCTCTGAGTTATCAAGACGAGCCCGCAATTATAAAAGCCGCTAATCTTAGTCTGGTTGAGTCGACAGGAATTGCAGACGGCATCGGCGTAATCCGCCAAGTGTTCCAGAGTCTAGCGGAAGGCCGAGGCATATCCGAAGCTGCAGCTTTGGTCAGGACTATAAACTTAAGGCTAAGCGATGGTGCGAGCCTCGACGATCTCTCAGTGTTAGATGCGCTGGCAATCCTCGCAATCCTTAAAAAATACGTCGGCGGTAGCAGATTACCGAACAGAGGCATCGGGGGAAGCCAACTCGGCAACCTCGCCTTAAATAGCAGGTTGCCTGGGCGTGATATAGGGGGAAGCAAGCTCGGCAAACGGGACGTTGAGAGCAAGTTACCGCCTCGTGATATCGGCGGAAGTGAGGGAATATGATAATTCCTATTTCAATGGGGGATTTTGGGTTTCTCATCACTGATACCCTCGAAAACCATGACGGCACACCGTTCGATCTAACGGGCTATACCGTCAATTTTGTCACATGGCAACTGGGCAATCCCGCGACACCGATAATCAATGCGGCAGCAACGGTAAACGCCGTTCCGTCCACCGGCGGGGTGAGCTACACAGTCAAGAAAACAGACTTCCCGCAAGCCGGCCAATGGTTGCAGGAATGGCAGGCCCTGATAGGAACGACAATCGTACAGTCGTTCCCGGTCGGGGGGAATCAAATCAGAGTAGTCGAAAGTGGCTAAGCCCTAGAATCGAAATCTAGCGAGGTGGCATAGTGACTAATAAGGTAATCATCATAACGGCCTGCCTGGTTGTCATGGTGCTTGTCATCGGCGGTCTGATAACCAATCAAATCGGGGTGGAGATGACCGGCACGGCGATACTCGGGGCTTTGCTCGGCGCGGCCGGCGTCAAGGCTGATGCGGTAACTAAAATACAGTCTGGATTAAGCACTTACTCGGGCGGGGCTGTAGCCTCTGTAACGGGCAACGTGGGCGGGAATGTCACGGGGTCCGTGGGTTCGGTAGCCGCCAACGGTATCACAGCCACCTCGATTGCTACGGACGCCATCAATGCGGCCTCGGTAAAAGCAGACGCTGTCACCAAGATTCAGTCCGGCCTGGCTACTCCTACCAACATCACAGCGGGCACCATTACAACGGTAACCAACCTCACAAACGCTCCGACCGCTGGCGACCTCACGGCTACCATGAAAACATCAGTCACTACGGCGGCCACGGCGGCCACACCGACAGCCGCGGCGGTCACCGGACTCAGTCCGAGATGAACGCCAATAACATCATGCTTAAATTCACCGCCACAACTTGTGACGATACGTTCTATACCATCCTGACGAGCGCATCGTGTGACCGCCTTTCTTGAGGTGGCTGCCTGTGTCCTGGTTGCCGTAGGTTTCTATATGGTCATTCGGAGCTTTAGATGATAAAACTGTTCGAACGGCTTATCGCCCGCGGTTATTATTGGTTTTATGTAAAATTCATGCAACGCCCGCCGGACCAACCCTACACAGCTCAAGCCGCCCGCATGGAAGAGCGCTGGCCGTCCTTTGTCTGGGGTGTGGCCCTCATAATCTGGTTCGTGACCGCCCGCTATCTCCATGGATGGTGGTTGATTTTAACCGCCGCCGTCTATCTCTTTAGCTGGTGGTGGTGTCACCATATTTGCAATTATGAGCGCGCACACCCCGGCAATAACCCCTTCATGCCGTGGAGTCAAAAGCTGGCAAATAAAGCCTTTATATGGGCTTCGAGGGGGCTACATGCTGACTGACCGTATAATGAACCTTTTTACAACGCCCGGACATCACGATCATGTCACGTGGAAACACGCCAAGATATTCACGGACACACCTCCCCGGACACTGGCGTTTTTGAGGCGGGCGGTTGAAACCGACAACCTCAAGGGCACGATAACAGTCGAGCTTAACGGATTCGGCGAGGTCAAGGACGCGCCTTTCATCGAGCTTTCGGCCAATACTATTTTAATAATCGGTGACACCTGGACTGCCGAGTTAACTATCGATGAACCTGTAGAAAGCGAGGCCGCCGATGCCTGACAGACTTCAAAACCTTACCGACAGGGACCTCCTGATAATGAACACGGAGGACACGAAAAGTCTGTTCAAACTTGTTGAGCAGATAGATACCCGCTTTAACATCCTGAACGGCAGCGTCAAGGAAACGATGATTAAGCTCGCAAAAACCGAGGAGCTGGCCAAAGCTACAACACTCATGGCGGACCGTGCGGCGATTGAAGCCAGGGAAGCAAAAACAACCGCCGAAGCGTGCGACAAGGAAACAAACGGGCGAATCAACGGCATACTCTGGGCCGTCTTGGGGCTGGCCGTCACATTTATTGTCACAGTTATCGGATTTTTGATACAGAAAGGATTGAAAGTATGAAACTTTAGCAGGTAACTAGCTAATATTAACGTGAGTATACCCTCTTAGCCAGTAGAACGAATTCAAAAACTTGCTAAAATATAAGTATGGGGGTATTAAATATGTCTCGTAAGAAAATACTAACTGAGCAAGAATTCGAATCATTGTTAACTAAAGCCTCTCAACCTTTACAGAAGGTAAAGCAAGAGCAAATACACGATTCAAAAGAAGTTCAAACATCGAAGTCTCTGACTTCCGGTGATTGTAACGAAAGCCATACTCATCCAGATAATCTTGTAGGTACTTAGGTGATACGGCGTGTCTCGTTCCATCAATACCACGCTTAGGGACTATCTTAGTCATAATTTGAGGCTTCTACCAACATTGTTAGACTTACCGCCAAAGTAAGATTCATCAACTTCTACAGTTCCCGACATTTTATCTTGTTTCTCATCCATCAAACTACGAATTTGAGTGAACATACGCCAAGCGGTCTTGTAGGTTACTCCAAGTTCTCTTTGAAGTTGTTTTGCAGAGATACCGCATCGCGTGTTAGCCATGAGAAACATAGCATAGAACCAACTTCGCAAAGAAGTGCTGGAATGGTCAAAGATAGTTCCAGCGGTTGGGAATATCTCATTTCCGCAGAACTCGCAAGCGTAGGATTTACGCCCTATCCTTCGATAATATTTCGTTGCTTTTTTGCAGATAGGACACTCTACGCCGTTTGGATAGCGACCTTCAAATATTCTATCGAGACAAACATTATCATTGGGATACTTTTCGTTGAATTGTTTGAGTGTGTATTTAGCGGTTTTATATTTCGTAGACATTATTTTACCTCGAAATCTTTTTTAATAACGAATCTTTGCCAAAGTAGGTATGCTTTTGTCTGGCGAATTTTCGATGGTGAAGCATCCTGTTTGGCTTGGAGTAGAAGCCAAGTCTCAAATTACTTTGCACATTCAGAGCAGATTATAACTTTCATTTTTATCTCCCCAAAGTAGTATCTATCGGTAATCCCTTTTTTAGTAGATATAATTCATGCCTAGAAAGTCGTTCCATGCTTATATCTTGGAGTCATATTCAAGCCAAAATGGCGGTTGGTCACCGCATCCGCATAGGCAATTACCATTTTTCAACCCGCTACAAGCTTTAGGGCAGTAATGCATAGCTATTTGCCTTTCTTGCCGTCAGGGGGTTCAGGCAGATGTTTTCTAACAATGTCCGCGCATTGCTTTAAAGTAGATTTACGGACGGCGGCGGCGTCGGCGGCGTCGGCGTCGGCGGCGTCGGCGGCGGCGGCGGCGGCGGCGGCGGCGGCGGCGGCGTAGGCGGCGTAGTAGGCGGCGGCGGCGTAGGCGGCGGCGGCGGCGGCGGCGTAGGCGTAGTAGGCGGCGGCGGCGGCGTAGGCGGCGGCGGCGGCGTCGGCGGCGTTCCGCACATCCTGTAGGGTTACTCCCCCCACACCCCGAGCCCACGCCTCCGCCGCCTCAATGGCTTTAAGGGGGCGCGTTTCGCCTTTCGTGACGTAGGGCAAGGCTAACCGGGCGCACTCACACGCGATTAAGACAAGTTTCTTTCGGCTTTCCGATTCGGGAGTCCCCGCCAGCTTTCCCAGCAGCCAGAGCATCCAATCGCCACGCTCACAGCTTGACCAGGCAGACTCCGGGGTTTCGTTCCCCTCACACCAGTTAAGAGCTTCACCGCATACATGAAAGTCATTTAGTTGCTTGATCCAGGTTTTCATTTTTGCTTCCTCCCTTATTTCACTTTCCACCTATATTATAACACCTTATTTACTGGTTGTCAAGGGATAGAGTAGGAATAAATAAAATATATTTGTACTGGCTAAGAAGGGATACTCACGAATATTAAAGTAAGGAGATAAAGAAAATGGCATTCCTTCTCGGAAAATTGCCTGCCAAAATCGATAAACGGACAATCAAGTTTTCCAGCATTCTCAACGCAGCTAACCTGCCGCCCCTGCCGCCTGAATTTGACATAGATGCGAAGTTGGGAGTGACGGATACCCGCATGTATTTGAATGACACCTACGGGGATTGCGTGGAGGCCGGGTCATGCCACATGATTAACCGCTTCGAGATGTTTGAATGCGGGGCAATCCCCAACATCCCGGACGTCGATGTTAAAACTCAATACTTCAAAGAAACAGGCGGCGGCGATGATGGTCTGGTCCTACTCGACCATCTCACCCTGTGGCGTAAAGAGGGTTTGGCGTTTGGTGGCCAGACCTATACCATAGACGCCTTCTCAAGCATCGACTGGAAGAATCATAAAGAGTTCGCCTACGCTGTCTATCTGTTGGACGGTGTTTATCTCGGGATGATGGTTCCGGCTTTCTTCATGTCCGGATTTGAGGCTGGCAAGAGGTTCTTCGACGACTCATGCAAGAACGCTAAAATAGAGGGCGGCCATTGCATTTACTCAATGGCTTTCAACAAACTACCTTCAAAGGTCAAGGTGGTTAGCCTCAATGACGTCGGGCCAATCATCGAGACATGGGGCGCGCGTGTTCAACTCACGTGGAAGTTTTGCGACCACCGTTTTGACGAGGCTTATGCGGTGATGGACTCTATGGACAAATGGGTTAATCCCGCCGCCGACCCCCTCAACATCCCACTCTTGAAACAATACCTCGCCACGATTCAGAACGGGTGCTAGAATGACCGCCTACGATCTGCTGCGTTCTGCCTACCGTCACGTCCTCAAGAGCAAGAAACTCGCCCAAGAAGCCAACCTACTGTCTGTGGCCGCTATGGTAGAGGCCAAACGCGCCGAGAGGTTAGCCCTGGAAGTAGAGGGCAAGGTTATGGATGCCGCGGCCCCGCACCTCGAACGGGCAAACCAGGAAGCCAGACTGTCCGAGTTCTGGGCGCAAGAGGCAACGGAACACGCGAAGAAGGCGAGGCTGTGCGGGTTAACTACCTCAATCCTTCAAATGTAAAATAGTTTTCAGGTATCCTGGATTTTATGCAGGGGCCGTCTCATCGAAAGGTGGGGCGGCCCCTTATTTTTGTTGTTCAGGCCTCTCTTTTATAGTCCATGAGCCAGAGAGACTGATAACTGGAATGAGGATATGGGCAATAAAGATAAGGACAAAACTTTCGATAAAGCTTAGAGTCGGAAGCCCAAATTTTATTGGCATAAGCCAGTTCCATGCCCATCTAAATAAAATAATACTGAGTAACCATGAGATTACTTGTACCGCCCAATAGTTCCAAGGCCGGGAGATAGTTATGTTCCTTTTCATCATTTAATACCCCTTCCTAATTTATTTTCTAAAATCATTATAGCACTTATATAAGGGACTTGACAAGTAGTTATATAAGTGGTATTCTATATCAGGAGTTAAAAAATGAATTGTCCTAATTGCAAAAGTAGCAAGATGGTAAAAGCGGGTATCGCCCATAGGAAAAAGGGCGACATTCAGCGCTACCAATGCCGTAGGTGCCGCAAGGTAACAACTGTGCCTACTGTGCCTGTAGAGGTTTCTAAAACATGATGAAGAGGCTTCCTTGTTTAGATTGCGGAGTAGAACGAGGGGTAAAAATACTCCGTGGAGGAGTCCCCCACTCCTTCTACTGTAGAAGATGTCCAGAATTATTAAAATGATAACCTGCGTTTAGGAGGTGCCTATAAGAACTAATGTCAGGGTTTGATTAATCACAACGCAAAAAGAAGGGGCCCGGCTGAGACCGGGCCCAACAAGAAAGGAAACACGATGAACAATTTAATAGTAACACCAAACAAGCCCGAAATACAAGAGGTTCCCGTTACCGCCGCTGAGCACCACGGCTACATGGAAAACTTCGCCTTCCTACTGGAGAATCCCGATATAGGCGATGTGAATTCGCCCTATATGACCCACATCAACCCGCGATCCTCTATCAAGCACGGCGTCTGCTCCACTTGTGGTTATGACCGCTCGACGCTCAAAGACTGGCTATCCGGCGCGGACAGGGATAAGTCTAACGAGGCATCTGAAATCATCTCAGACTGTGCCGAGTGCAGCAAATATTTCGAGATGGAGGATGTATGACCCCCTATAAGCCGCTCTCCCCCGAAGCCTGCTATGTCCTCATCCTGCGCGGCAAGCTATCCGATGCGAGCAGACAACTGGAACTGCTGGCTAAGTCGCCCCGGCTCACCATAGGCGAACTAAAGAGATTACAGGAGGCACAAATAAATGTGTGACTTTATCAGTTATATCGAAAAGGGCCCCAAGGTTCTCTTTCTGACAAATCACCTTATCTACCACACTGAGAAGGGTACGTTGCTTCAGAAACAGGCCAGCGAAGACGACTTGAACGGGCACGGAGCAATACGTTTCTATTTCGGCCTGGATAGCAGCGAGGGCAAAGAGCGGGAGTGTACGGACTTCTCGGACTCTAAGAACTTCCCCGCCGCCATCGTCAAGGCCGTCAAAAACGGAGAAATGCGGGGGTTGACTAGCAATCCACCCGAGGGGATGCTCACACCGAAGGCCCGCGTCGAGTACGACAAGGTGGTCGACTCTGCCCGCGCCGAGTACGACAAGGTGGTCGACCCTGCCCGCGCCGAGTACGACAAGGTGGTCGACCCTGCCAGCGCCGAGTACGACAAGGTGGTCGACCATGCCCGCGTCGAGTACGACAAGGTGGTCGACCCTGCCCGCGCCGAGTACAACAAGGTGGTCTACCATGCCCGCGTCGAGTACAACAAGGTGGTCGACCATGCCCGCGCCGAGTACAACAAGGTGGTCGACCATGCCCGCGTCGAGTACAACAAGGTGGTCTACCATGCCCGCGTCGAGTACAACAAGGTGGTCGACCAAACTTTCTGGGATTTATTCGCGGATAACCGTAACCGCACACACACCTGGAGGGATTAACCATGCCTAAAGCAAATCTGGATTATTCGGCCAGTGCCGTCAAACTTGTTACCGATGACCCCCAGTAATTATGGGGGCTGGTCAAGGGTGGGCTAATCACGGCAGAACAGGAAGCATCCTGCATTAAAGGCTTAAATCGAATTAAAGAAGGAGAAAATATAGATGCCTATCAAAGGACTAACAAATCAAAGAGTCCTGCCTCGTTTGGGCAAGGTAAGGTGCGGGATTAAGGCCCCAAATAAATCGGGACAGGGCGAACACCCCGAGGCGGTAGATTATTTCTGCCTTCCTCCTGAAATCGCGGAGATGTTCGGCGATAAACCCAGGTCACTCCCCATCATGTTTCCTGTTGAGGACGAGACGAAGTTTGCCGCTCAATTTTATAAATGTTATTCATCTTTCCGGGGTCTTGTTTGTCGCGGGACGGGCGAAACCTGCTCTCGCCTCATCGACACGAAAACAGGCGACTTTGCCCACCGCGACACGGCCGACACGGAGCGTTGCGACCTCCCCTGCTCAGGACGCGACTGCCCGATGTACCAACAAAAGAAATGCAAAGAGGTGATGAACCTCATATTTTTACTTCCGTCTGTCCCAGGGTTGGGGGTTTGGCAACTCGACACTGGCTCGTACCATTCTATTGTGGCAGTCAACAGCGCAGTTGAACTCATACGCTCGATGTGTGGCCGCATCGCCATGATTCCCTTGAGGCTTACTATCGAACCGCGGGAGGTCACGATCAAGAGCGAAAAGGGGCAGGTCAAGAAAACTGTCCACGTCCTTCAGATACGAACCGATGCAACACTGGCCGAGATACAGCGAATCGGGGCGGCCCCTGGTTCACAGGTCATGCTCCCGCCGCCCGATGAGGAAAAACCCGACCTGTTGTATCCCGAGGACGAAACACCGGAAGAATCAAAACGCGAACCCATGTCAGATGCCGAAATCGCCAGTTACTTCGACGGCCCCGGCGTACATGACAAGCCCCCTGTCGCCCAATCAGCCGAGCAAACTACACAGGCGGTAGAAACCCCCGCACAAGACGCCAGTACCGATTTTGTTACCTACGTGAAAGAGACTGCGACCTTAAAGTTGAAATGGAAAGTCTCCACGCTGGCGTCATGGCTCAATTCTCACAGGGTAGAAATCCCGCTGGCACAGGACGTGAAAGGCGTAACGGTTGCCGACCTGCTCAAAGGCTTTACCCCGGAGCAGGAAAAGAAGACCTGTGAACTACTGGACTTGAAGGCGAGGGGTTAGGTGGGTAGGCTACTTTGCTGGTTAGGGTTGCACGCTTTTTCTCCATGGGAGACCCGAGAAGCCGGTTGATAGAAGAGAGGGTATGAATGGCTAGAGAAACCGGGTGTTGCATTATACTTTGTAAAGGGGTAAGATAAGATATGAATAAATTAATTAATCCAGACGAGCTATTAAACATAGAGCAGGCCATCGAACTGATAGGGATCAGCCGGGTAACTTTCTACTCTTGGATGGCTGATAACAAATTTAAAGTTGTGACTATCGCAGAGAAAACATTTATCACTCGCAGTGAAGTCGAAAGGCTTTGCAAAGAGCGCGAGACGAAATAAATGGCTAATCCCCAACCTGAAAATGGGCTGACAGGGGTAGCTCATGAAATCATCGAACACTTGGCCATGCTGAAACTATCGGGCAACCAGTGGCAGATATTGATGATAATATTTCGCAAAACATATGGCTGGCACAAAAAGGATGACTATATTGCAAATTGCCAAATCATAGAGTCCACCGGTTTAGGAAAATCTGTTGTTTCCAGGTCCCTTCAATTGCTTGTAGACGCAAACATTATCACCCGGAAAGGTCGGGTCATCGGGTTTCAAAAAGATTGGGAAAAGTGGCAACCTGAGTTAGCCAAACGGCTAACAAAAGTTAGCCAAATGGATAACAAACCTGTTTCAAACCCTGTGCCTAAAGTTAGCCAAATGGATAACAAAC